GGAGGGGGCCCATACGGGGCAAACAGCTTGGTGGGTGTTGCTGTCGGGGAACCAACGGTCCCAGATGAGGCCCAACCAAACTGAAGGAGCGGAGTAGCAGCGGCAGCAGGAGCTGTCGCAGTTGTGCGCATTTGGCGAATGTGACAAACGCCATACGGCACGATTCCCTCTGAGAGCGTCCCATTGGTGGCGGTTGATCCCCCGGCGGTGCCAGAGAACATAAACCCACCTGTGAACGTTTGGGCCACCACAGTGGAACAGAACTCCTCACCACCGATCAAATAGCAAACCTCAAACTCAAGGCCAGTACCCACGCCGCTCGTGCCGGTGTAGACCCGGATGCAAAATTGACTACCGGGCGGGATAAAGATGGCTTGAGTGCCGGGTGCGGTGGCTAAGACTCCGTTATCAATAATGGCGCCCGGGGTGACGGTAATGCCATTCAGAATTGGTGGGGCATTGTCGGCTTCGACACTATCCCAGACCGGGAGCATCATCACTGCGTTGGTACGAGCGGTGATGTTCCAAGTTGTGGCAGAGCCAGTAGACTGGAGATAGAAGGACGAACTAGTAAATGTCTTCTCAATCCAAAGCGGGTAAGCCGGATCTCGGCACAAGAACGCTCTGGTCGCTGTACCATCTGGCACTGCCACAGTTCCAGCTGTCATCACGTTCAGAAGTGAGGTGAGGGCGGCAGGGACAACTGGGAATCGGACAGGCTTGTGTTCGTGTGGCAAAACCAGAGACAGCGCGAGATCATCGAGAGACACCCGATTAGCGCGGTCGCGTACTGCGCTATAATCGCTAGGCTTGGAGTATGACGCGGAGGAGCGGTCGCTTGACATATTTCTTCTTCGTCAGGCAGAGTGAGCAAAGCTAATACCAAGGCGAGTACACCAAAGAAAGTTTATTCCTTCTGGGCGATAGCCCAGAGGATTGGGTGATCTAAATTGATCAAAGGATTAGTTTGGGACCAGAGGTAGACCAAAAAGTCCTGATAAAGGTCACGGGAGACATCGTAGTCGATGCAAAACTCAGATATACAACGATCATTAATGTCTCCCATGACCTCATAGCCATAAACACTGGAATAGGGATTGGTAAATGAAGCAATGGAAATGGAGGTCGTGACACCGCGGGTACAAGACAAATACCAACGACATATGTCGGAAACAACAGGCACGTGGCGCGAAGCCCTGTAAAGGGAGAGTGCCACTCCACGACCCCATGCTAGCGGGTGGTGATTTTTGTCGAGCATCCAGAACATGGACTTCATCCGTCGGGAAATTTCAACACCGTATTCATAGCGATCGCCAGACCAGTACGGACGCATCGCTAGGAATGTATGTAGTCTCCACTGGTGTGGGAGGTGGGTGCGTATCTTCGTAGGCCCGACATCAAAACCGCTCAAAGAAAAGTAATGAATATAACGGGACATAAAAGTAGAGGAAAATGTAGTAGTCCCGGCGTAAGAAGCAGGCAAAAACACACACCCATCATCACCAGCAACAGCACAATAGACACACTTCATGAAGTTGGAAAATGGAATACGATCATCTTCCATCGTTACATCTACTCCAGTATAGGCATAGTAAAGGGCACATATACGAACGAAGGCAGTAGTTATAGAATTCAATAACGACGTAACAGGAACACCAGAAGGGTTGGGCCCAACAATGATGAGGCGCAACTTTCCTCGGGTGACTTTCAAGGATTGACACAAGCGAAGTAGATATTCAAAAGTGTCACGATGAACACCCCGAAAGCACCGCAGAACGGCCGAACGAAAGAAATTCTGGGAGTGTACTGAGTGGCTACCATCCATCATGCTGACATCGTCCTCAAGGACGTGACGATTGACAGATGCATGGGTCAAGAATACATTCAAATCCTGAGGGTTAGAACAACCTGCATAGAAGACGTTTGAGGTTGAGGACCAAGTGTTGTGCAGCCAATCGAGTACTGGCAACGTATACACACTCATCAGGGCGTTCAACAAGGCCTTGGGGTTGTTTATAAGGCGTGGGACCAACTTTGACTTTTGTGCCCAGTACCCACGTCTTAAGGTCACAGGGCAGTGCTTTTCTAGCTTAGTAAACGCACCCATGGTCATAGCCGAATGAATGGCACGTTCGATGGGAAAGCCCTCGTCAATTAACTTGAAACAATCCTCAAGTTTCTTCCTCTTCTCAGATGAACGCTGATTGTCTAGAACAGCTTGTGACGTGACTGGTTCTAGATCAACCGAAGGGAGGATGTATAACATTGATAACATGTTGTCCCAGAACCTCCTAGTAGCCACATGGGCGGGAAAGACAGCCATCCGAACAGCGGCGGCAACCAGAGTCGTTTCGATGGTTGACGGAAAACATCGAACAACAACACC